CATGGGCCAAACTAACAGAGCGAACGAAATCAAACCGCTTGTTAAAAAATGGTCTAGAACTGGACTTTTGGAAGGTTTGAATAAAAGCGAAACTGCTACTATGGCAGTCCTTTTGGAGAACCAAGCAAAACAACTATTGAAAGAAGGTTCTGCAACAACTGCAGGTACTTCTGGTACAGGATATGAGCAATGGACTGGTGTAGCCCTTCCGTTAATCCGTCGTGTATTCGCTGAGATCGCAGCTAAAGAATTCGTTAGTGTACAACCAATGAACTTGCCTTCAGGTCTTGTATTCTATTTAGACTTCAAATATGCTGATGACAAAAATCCATTTGGATTTGATCCAACTGGTAAAAACCAAACTGGTACTCTTCAAGGTATCACTGACACTACTTCTGACCCTAATGACGGTCTTTATGGTGCAGGTCGTTTTGGATACTCTATCCGTAACGTAGCTGCTACTGCAGCAGCTTACACTACTGCATCTATTGGTAACGTTGATGTATTCTTTGATGGTAACTACACTGGATCTTTAACTAGCTATAGAAAATTAGCTTTCCCTACATCTTCATTAAGCGCACCAGATTTAGAAGGAGTTCGTTCATTCCGTCTTTTCTCTTCTTCTGTTGAGTTAGATGTACTTCCTGCATTTACAAGAGTTAGTGCTTCTGCTGCTGGTGAGTTCGTACAGTTCGTAATGGCTTCAAGTGCAGTATCAACTGGATCATTTACAGCTAACGTATCTTACTCTAAACAACCTACTAACGATGATAGAGGTGACTTCGAAGCTAAACCAGTTTCTTCTCAAAACAGAAGCTTGGATACTGACTTGAATATCCCTAGCATTGAATTACAAATGCGTTCTATTCCAGTAACTGCTAAGACTCGTAAGTTGAAAGCAAGCTGGACTCCAGAATTTGCACAAGACCTTAACGCATACCACTCAGTAGATGCTGAAGGTGAATTAACAGCAATGTTGTCTGAGTACGTATCTATGGAGATCGACTTAGAAATCCTTGATATGTTGATTACTTCTGCTGCTTCTACTGACTTCTGGTCTGCAAAAGTAGGTCAAGAGTATAGCGGTGGTGCATTTGCACAATCACAATTCTCTGGTCAAGCATACATCCAAGGTACTTGGTTTGCGACTTTAGGTACTAAAGTACAAAAAATCTCTAACCAAATCCATGCTAAGACTTTAAGAGGTGGTGCTAACTTCCTTGTTACTTCTCCTGCAATCTCAACTATCCTTGAATCAATCCCTGGATACGCTGCAGATACAGATGGTAACAAAATGAAGTATGCAATGGGTGTACAAAAAGTAGGTGCTATCACAGGCCGCTACGATGTGTACAAAAACCCTTACATGCAAGAAAACACTATCTTGATGGGCTTTAGAGGTTCACAATTCTTGGAAACTGGTGCAGTATATGCTCCTTACGTTCCATTAATGTTGACTCCACTTGTGTACGATCCGAACAACTTTACTCCACGTCGTGGTGTAATGACCCGCTACGCTAAGTTGGTTACTCGTCCTGAGTTCTACGGACGAATCAACGTAGCTGATTTGGGTATCGTTTAATCGAACATAAACCAGACTGAAAGCCCCTCCTAGTGAGGGGTTTTCTTTTTTCCAAACTATTTATAGGAAAGCAAAATGTTACATATGGCATCTGACTATAACCGCACAGAAGAAGCGCAAGAAGTTTTTAAAGCAAAACGAAAGCTAAAAAATCCTATTAAATTTAATATCCAACTCAACGACGAGCAAAAGATAGCAAAAGAGCAATCGCTCAACAATGTTATCACTGCTCTACGTGGAAAAGCTGGTTCTGGTAAATCACTACTAGCAGCCAACATTGCATTGGATATGTTGTTTAAGGGTGATGTAGAGAAAATAATCATTACAAGACCTACAGTTGTTGCAGGGCAAGATATTGGATTCTTACCAGGAGATATTAATCAGAAACTAGCACCATTTACTGCGCCAGTATATGAGAATATGTATCGCTTGTATAGTAAGGAGAAGATTGAGAAGTGCATTGAGACTGGACAGATCGAGATTGTTCCAATTGCGTTTATGAGAGGTCGTAACTTTACTAACTGTTTAGTAGTAGCTGATGAAGCGCAAAACCTAACAGACAGTCAAACGGAGTTATTACTTACTAGAATGTGTAGCGGTAGTAAATTAATCTTTTGTGGAGATAGTGCTCAGATAGACTTGAAAGACAAGAAGACATCGGGTTTTGAGTTTATGTGTAAGCACCTTAAAGATGTAGACGGCTTTAACGTTGTAAGTCTACAGAAAAACCACCGTCATGAGATTGTTGATCCAATCTTAGAAGTATACAAAAACTACCGAAGCTAATATAGCTCTCAAACCATTTTACTAGCTATTTATAGGTAAAAGCCATAGACCTATGAATATACCAATCTGGCCGGGTTCCAGTTCCTTTGTAGCTGTATCAGCCTCTTTTTATAAAACACCATCTACTGGATCGAGACCAACTCCGTTTGGTTACTACGATGGAGATGGAGTGTTTAAGATTGAAGCCGATAAGGTAGCGGATTACTGCGCACGTAGCGTTGGGTATCCAATCATGGAGGTGGAATTACAAGACCTTAACTTCTGGGCTGCATTCGAGGAGTCTACTACAAAATTCACTACAATGGTGAATATGTATAACGCAAAGGATTACATACTCACATTGCAAGGTACATCCAAAAATACAAACCTTAGCGGTAGAAACATCCAGACAAACCTAGGTCGTGCTATTGAAATGTCTAAGACATATGGAACAGAAGCGGGATCGGGTGGAACAGTGGATTGGAAACGTGGAAAGATAGCAATTAACACAGTGTCACAGAGCTATGATCTCGATGCGTTGTGGACTGATGTGAGTGAGTCTGGAAAGCGTATTGAAGTTAAACGAGTGTACCACAACGAAGATCCAGCCATTGTAAGATACTTTGACCCGCAGACAGATACGGGTAGAGGAACACAGACAATGTTAGAAGGGTTTGGTTGGGGGTCGTATTCTCCAGCTGTATCGTTCCTAGTAATGCCTATGTATGCTGACTTACTAAGAATGCAAGCAATCGAACTAAATGACCAAATCCGTAAATCATCTTTTTCGTTTGAAATACAAAACAATAAATTACGTTTATTCCCAATCCCAGAAACAGAATATACATTGTATTTTGAGTATGTGGTTGTTGAGGAGAGGAACGATCCACTTAATACACCAACTGGATCAATTAGCGATTTAAGTAATGTACCATATGACCGCATTCAGTTTGGCGACATCAATGACATAGGAGTTCAGTGGATATACGAATACACACTAGCAGTGAGTAAGGAGATGTTGGGATTAGTTAGAAGCAAATACTCAACCGTTCCAATTCCAGGAAGCGAAGCAACATTGAATGGGGCAGAGCTAATAGCACAAGGTAGGGAAACAAAGACTCAGCTACTAACAGATTTAAAGGAGTTGTTGTTATCAATGGGACGAGAAACAACAATGCAAGCAGAGGCAACTATAGCAACAGCATTACAGCAGCAATTGGCAAAGGTGCCTAATTTAATATACATTAAGTAGTATGGCACTATTTGGATCTTCCCGTGATTTTAGCTTTGTTAGAAACATTAACAATGAACTGCTTGAAGATGTAATTCAGCAGGAGGTAGATTACTTTAAATTATACTTACCTGAGACAAAAGCAGCAGATACTGCCAACTTATACGGAGAAGCTTCCTCACAAAAGACATACTATCAACCAGTGCGTTTAGCGTGTCTAGTAGATCGTACAGCAGGATTCCAATCATTAGCTGACGATCAGTTTGGTATTGATATTAACGCTACATACACATTCAACTTCTTGAGACCTAAACTCGAAGAATTAGCTTTGGTACCTCAAGTTGGAGATATTATAGAAGATCGAGGTAGGTATTTTGAAGTAGACAACGTAAACGAAGCTCAGTTCTTTTTAGGAAAAGACAAAGATTACGGTAAGAATGTAGGTGCAGAATTTGGTAGAAACATTTCAATCCAAATCACAACACACCTGGCTAGAGTAGCAAGATTACAGATCACTAAAGCACGCTTATAATGTATACTAAAAAGCAACTTCCAACATCACAATACGAGTTATCTAAAGGTGTAGAAAATAAAGCCTTTGGTAGGAGTAATGATGTGCGTCGAGATGACGACGAGCTTAAGGATTTGACCATTGGTCTATTTGATCTCGATCATTGCATTAAGTGGTATTTTGATAACGTGATTAAACCTAAGGTGAACGACTTTGGTCGCAATCTAGATGTTCCCGTAATGTATGGTGCTCCGGAAAAGTGGAAGAACATGCAAGCCGATGGATACTTTCGTGATCAAAACGGTAAGATACAAGCACCTCTAATATCTTATAGACGAACAGCTGTTACAAAAAACAGAATGTTAGGAAACAAAGTAGACGCAAATTATCCAGCACTATACCGAACACAAGAGGTAAAGTACACACAACAAAATCGATACGATCAGTTTGGTACTTTAACTAATCTAAAACCAACTCGTAATTTTATCAACACCATTATTCCAGAGTATGTCGATATAACTTATGAAGTAATTGTGTGGACAGACTTTATTGAACATATGAACAGTATTGTAGAGTCCATGGTATACTCAGAGGGATCTTATTGGGGAGAACCTGATAGGTTTAAGTTTCGTACAAAGATTGATGACTTTCAAAACACAACTGACTTACAAGTTGAAACTGATCGAATAG